CTCAATCACTATTTGATTTTGTCCAACCTGTTCAGGAAGCTCATCAGCCGTATAAGGCATGCCCCCTAACTCATCGCTAAAACAAAGTCTGAATCCTTGAGCCATTGCCACCTTTTTAATCATGGTGTAAGGCTTATCAGCCCAAAACTTAGTTGGTCTACCTTCCTTAGTTTTTTGTACATATTCTGAATAGAATACTTCATGCACAAAAGGATGGGTAAAATCATTACGGTGAATGGTAATAATTGCTTTTAAGCTACCATCGTCCATTTTACCATCAGTAGTAACATTCCACCCAGCAAGACGACCGCTTCTTTCAGCTCGCTTGATATAAGTCTCATAACCTACAATCACGCTAAAGTTGTTTCCATACTTGCTTGCATAGATTTCACGTTTAAATGGATTAAGTCCAAAACCCTGCGCAATCTCGATAAACTGAGTTACTTCGGCTTGGGTTAGATTAGAAGCAAGGTTCATGCTTCTCAAATAATTTTTGACACGCTCAATGTCAAATGCTGCTGCTTTTTCAATGCTATTCATGTTGTTGTTGTTTAAAATATAAAGATACTAATTTTCATTTTATTTTGCAAGCGTTATCTCAACAGTAGTCTTAGATGTTTTGATAGCTGGGTGTAATTCTATCAGCTCACCTGTTGATTCATCTAAGATTGTCTGTTTAGCTTTAAGCATTTTAAGTTGGTCTTCCAATGCTTTTCGTTCTGTTGCAATAGCATCTTCCCTTAACTTAATTTCAGACCAAGCTTGTGTGTTTTCAAAGTTATACCTTACTCCAGCTTCCTTTTGCTTAAAAGTTACACCATGCTTAACTACACCAATTTTCGCTTCCGCACCATAGGCATCAAGTTCATTGACCGCTCGTTGGCGCAATTCATCTTTTGCCATTTCAATAACCTGCGCCATAAATTCAATATGAGCAAGGGTAGATAGTGTATCAATGTTACCTTGTGATGCTTCATCAATAAGTGATTGAGCAGTCTGTTTTACGAGTGTTTTGCTAAAGGTTTCATAACCTTTTGTCTGTTGTAATGTGTTCATTTGATTGAGTTTAATAATTTGATTTCTATGATGTTTTTTAAAAGTGAGCCATATTCAGCGACTACTACGCCCCGAATAACTTTAAGTACAAAGGCTTGTTCAATATGCCTTAAATCTGTTCTTTGGATATGTTTACCAAGTACATTGCCTTTGTTAAAGTGAGTCAGAATAAACTTAATTTCTATGTCACTAAATTTATGGATACAATCACCAAATAGAGGCATATCTTTGCTCACGTTGTTGTTGTTCTCACTAATAGGTGGTTCAATGCTTAGAGCGGGGCTTATTGCTTCGCTCTTTGTTTTATTTTTAGAAGGCTTCATATTCTGTTTCATTGTTATAGTTTTGATAGTCATAAGTAAGTTCATCTATACATTCATTCCAGCTGCTACATTTTGGAGAAACCCGTATTTGACCTAAATCATCTACTGCTATCATATTGTCGCCATAGAGTAAAAATGTTTGACAAGTATTGTCATTGCGACCTATTTCTCTTGCACCCGATAGCATTAAACCGCTAATGGCTATTTTAACAGACTCATTTGCTTTTTGCAGGTTCCACTTGCTAAAATCAAGCTCATTCATGTAGAATACACCTTCTATCTTTTCACGCGAAGCATCGGAAGACTCAATAGTACATTCACCTACAAAGTATTCATTGACAAATGTTCCGCTAAAATCAATGACCTTCGGTGGAAAGAAGTCCCAAAAAATATAGTCAGATGGGGTTAGCTCAATATGAGACTTTTCAGCAGGTTCTACATGCGAAAGGTAGTAAAATTTAACCGCTTCCTTTGCATCTGTAAAGGGGTGAGTAATTACTGCTCCATTACGGAAAATGTGTACTTTGTGCATAATTTTAAGTGTTTAAATTGTTATTTAGATATTGAATTTTTCAATCGACTTTATACGTTCTTCTCTATCAATGTAAAGTTGGGTTAAAGCTTCTCTTTCAGCATCTTGTGACCGTTCTATTTTGCCGATAAAGTAAGCAGCAAGTAAAGCTTCCTTAGAATCTAAGTTGGAGCACATAATAGATTTTAGGACTTCTTCCAAAGTATCTTTAAAGATTATAAGTCCTACGCAATAGGCTAAAATATCTAAGCCGTCAGAATCAATGTTTAATGCGTCAATGATTGTTTTTTCATTTGCCATAATAGACTGTTTTAAGTGTTTTTGAGTGTGCAATAATAGGTATAAAAACTTACTTTTTTAAAAATTTAAACAAATTATTTTTTTGCGGTTTATTCATTTCAAGGTGCATGAGTTGAACATAAACATGAAACGCATTTGTATTGAAAAACTCAATCTGTTCATCCGTATAGTTGTTTTGAGTCAGAATTTCAATAGCGTTATCAAGTTCATAGCTCTCTATTGTTAATCCATTTGCCAGCAATGTTTCAGCCATTAGGCTAATAGTGTTTTTTTCCATTTGACTTTTGTATTTAAGGGTTTATATTTGCTTCTGTATTTTGTTTGTGTAAGTTTTAAGTGTTTATGTATAAGCAGCCCCTATGAAACGTTGTAGGGGCTGCTTTTTTACTTATTAAGCGTTTTGGTAGAATTCAACAGCCGTACCATAGGAATAAAAAAAGTGTTCCTCACCTGTTTCATAGTCAGTACATAGATATTCTACACCGTTACCGAATGATGAGCAAATAGATACGCCATTTTCAAGTGCTATGTAAACATAACCTGAATTTGGGTTAAACCCTATTTCCATTATTTCATCGCCAGCACAATCATGCGCATAAGCATCTAAAACGATTGATAATGATTTTGCCTCACAATAGGCAATGGATTGAGTGAAATTGTGTAATTGCATTTTGATTTGATTTTTTAAGTGTTTATTTTAGTTTTGACAAAATATAATCTTGTGTATAGTGCATGTAGTCTTTTTCGCTTATTTCGTACATTTTACCTTTGTATTCGATTTTAAAAACGTATTGCCTACCTTGTTTTTTATAGTCAATAAAAGTATATTGATTATTTAATGGAGTTAGATAAGTACGTCCTTTTCTTGCATCTAAAACACTTTCTTTCTTTTTGTATTTACCAACTTGATTATGTTGCATCATGGATTGATTTTTTTATACATACTCAATAACTCATTTTTCATTTGCTCATATTGCAGTGGATTTTTTTCAATCCATACGCGCTCACAATTTTGTAATTGATAATTCAGAATAGAGAATTTTTCCTTAATCATTTTTGTGTTCATAGTGTTGATTTTTTAAGGGTTATAGATAGCCATAAATTTGCGCGGGTTAATTTCACTTGATAGAATAACCCAATTATTTGCTTCTAACAAGTTTTTACAGGTATTCTCATAACCTGAATATGCTTCATCAATTTCAACATCGAATGAGTATTCAAGTTCTTTTATATCGCATTTTTTTAAGTCAGATATATAGCCTGTTTTCCAATTATTTTGAAAGAAACGGTTATAAGATAGTGAAGCAGTTCTTTTTTGTTGTGTGGTCATAGTATTGATTTTTTAAGGGTTATTAATTTACGCTCCAAACATAGATACCCTTTTCAGAATATCTTGGAAAGGTTATAAGTTGGACTGTATTGTACTTATTGTATAAGTTACCTTGAAATTTGCTTGCAACCATCATAGAAGCAAACGACTTGCGAATGAATTTTTTTGTGTGCATGGTAATAAGATTTTTGTGTTTATAGTGAGTGTGTATTGCCTTTATAGATAAACGCGGTTGCGATTTTGTCAGGAAAGTTTTTTTGGAAACGATTGTTTCTTTTGCTTACTTCATATTTGATAGTAGATAGGTTCCACCTACCATCAATATACATTTGACCATCGGTTGCAATAATTTCGATACCGTTTCTTACTAATTGTATTCTGTTCATAATAGTATTTTTTAAGTGTGTTATGTTTTTTTGACTTTGCAAAGATAAACAATATTTTATGCAATGCAAGTTTTTTTTTATTTTTTTTGTTTATTTTTTATGTACCCGATAATAGGTATTTTTGAGTTATGCGGTAATAGCGTTTTTTGCCAGCTCAATTTGCGCTCGTTTCAATTTAGTGTGTAAAGCATCAGCCATAAAGCGAAAAGCGAAATATTGATAGTGTCGCCCTACCCTACCTTTTTTCACAAGGTCAAAGGACACAAAGAAACAAGGCTTGTTTAGTTGCAACCTGTTATGGCACAAGCCTACATTGACTCCATTAATTGAGTCAAAATTGAGAGTTTCAACTTGTTTCTTTTCTTCAGAATAAAAATAGATTGTTTGCATAGTGTATTTTTTAACTGTTTAAATTTTGATTGTAATGGCTCAAAATTGAGCGCAAATTAGTTTTGAAGGGTAGAATAAGCCCCTGACTTTTCAAAGGGTTAAAGGGGCTGAAAATTGATTTTTTCAATACATAGCCGAAAGGCTGCATTCATATTCACTTTTGTATAAAAAAATACCTTTGTAGTATTTATGGCCGTTTCTTATTTCGACCTCGTTTTTTTTCAGGTCAACACAACTGTATTGACCCGTTTTTTGTCCTGTATAGTCACGTTCACAATAATAATATTTCATGTTTTTTTTTAGTTGTTGGTTGTTTCTTCTATCGTTGGTTGGTTGTTGCCACGCCTTAACAGGTTAGAATATTTCAACGCGTCGATGTACGATTGAAAAGAAAAGGAACGTGTTGATACATTAGGCCAACGGCCAACGGTATATTTTACCAAATAACTTTTTTGTGTGTTCATAGTGTTCATTTTTTAGTTAGCAGTAACAAGATAGAAAAAATATTTTTTGTTCGGTAAATTGCCCTCTGGATATACTCTCAAATAAATACCCTCAGGTTCATAGATATAGTAAGCGTGAGGCCGTTCGCATGAATAACCCGAACCTGAAAATAGTTCTTTGACTCCATGCCAAGAAATTATTTTTTCAATCTTATCGTGACATATTTTTTCGTTTGTATTCATGTTTTTTAAGTGTTTAATATAGGCGGGTATATTTCAACCCGCCCTTGTTTATTGATGAATTGATGTATTAATAAACCCGCACGCAATAAAGTGCGACCGTTCCGCAAGGGCTTAATTTGATAAGCTCGCCAGCTACATTTGAAATATGTCTGGCACCGTCCCAAACTTTGCTGTTTACTCGCATAAAGTCATGCAATGATATTACGCCCCGTTCCGTTTCTATATAGTTACTATTTTCGGCCTCATCTTCATAAAGAGTCAACATATCTTGTTGGTTGTCAATTTCAAGTTCGTAAAAGTTTACGACGTCGCAACGTTGGAAAAAAACTGTTTTGTGTAGCATGGTATTGTATTTTTTAAGTGTTGAGTGTTTAATTTAATTCTGAAAGTAGTTTGTTGATACGTTCGCAAGTGTCGGCTATATTATAAGATTGAAATACGATGCCGCCCCCGTAACGTTTAGCGGTATATTTTCGCCCGCCTAATTTGTTGGCACGTTTGCAAGCAAGTGCGTAAAGTTGGGTGTAATTAGTCAGGCCGTATGAGTTCCGCTCGTTGGTTGTTAGCAGGTCGAAAAGGTGGCATATATAGCGCGGGTTGCCATAAATATCTAATGTAGTGCGGGTGAAATTGTCAGGGGTGACGGGTTGAAAGTGTGTGTTCATGTTATTATTTTTTTAGTATTAGTTTCAAGGTTAAATGAAAGTCACCGCAGATAGCATAGGCCAAATTAGTTTGTGACGGTTTAAATTCTTGTTGTGGGTAAGGTAGATTGTTTTTTATCCCGTGGAAGATTTCAACGGCCGCTTCAATGTTTTCTGTTGAGTAAGTATCGGTTGAATTGTGCAACTCGTTGAACGAGGAAATTTCAAAAATGTATGGCATAAGGTTTATGTTTTAGGGGTTAATAAGGGGCGGCACAATTAACCGCCCCGTGTTTATTTGCTTGTTGTTTTACTTTGCCTTGTTTACTGTATAGCCAAGCTCAGCGGCTACATAGTTGATGTGTTTAGATGTAGTGACCGACCACCAACCGCGCGCGGTTACTGTTTTCATTTTGTGGTCAATAGTTGCAACGTGTGTTAAGTAGCTGAAAACGTCGCAACCGTCAACGCGCAGGTTCTCTTTGTATCTTGTGAGGTTCATGTTGTTGTGTATTAAGTTGTTTGTTTTAGTTATTTGACCAACCGCAACCCTTGTTATTGGTGTTCATGTAATGGCCGCCCGTGTGTTTATGTGAGAGGTGGCGTTGGTAACCGTTGCCCGTGTTGCGTGTTGTGCCGCATGATGCAAGCAAGCAAGCAAGCAAGGCGAAAAGGGTAATACATACGACGATGTTACGTTGTGTTAGGGTGTGAAGTGCTTTGTTCATTGTGTTGTTTTTTTAAGTGTTTATTGTGTTGTGTATTGATTAGCCTACAAAGATTGAGTTAAAATGTATGACAACGTCCCACGCGTCGCAGTCGCTTGCCTTTACTCGTTTAATCCATTCCGTCTTTGACTGCTTAAGAGTTAAGCCGTTGTCAGGGCTTAATATTACATGGGCGTAAAGTGTTGTATCTCTTTGAAGTGCTGAGATAAATTCTTTTCTTGTTAGTGTTGTGTTCATTTTGTGTGTTTATTAGTGGTTAGTGGTTCATTGCCTAACCCGATACGAAGATACTACAAATAAACGTTGATCCTAAAAAAAAGTCACTTTTATATCGATATTTTTATGCAATTGGTCGAATTTATTTAGTTGGTTGAAAATCAATGAGTTACGTGTTTATTATGTGTTCCACGTGAAACAACGTGAAAAGTAGTGTTCCACGTGAAACAATGCAGGGTTGAAACGGTCAAACGTTCCACGTGAAACAAGAAAGGAACAAACGAACGACCAACACGAAAGGGTGAAGGAAAAAACACGATGAACATTTGTCTTCCAAATTCACAGAACTCACTTTTCTCGTTTTATTTGTTCCACGTGAAACGTGTTGATGGTTCCACGTGAAACTATTTGTTCCACGCGGGGGGTTGCAACCCGTGAAACGTGAAACGAAACAGGGGGGGGTACCAAGGGAAAAGTTGGTGAGTGTCGACCTTCTCCATCACCCGCTATTTTTTTGAAATTTGAGTCTGAGGTCTTGGTTCGGAATTTTATGCAACCGTGGTTCTTTGGATTCGTATTATCTTTGAATAACAAAACGAATTGATATGAAAGACGACAATAAGAAAATTGACAAGGACGAGCAGAAGAAGTTGGATGCGATTGATTTGGTTACGCGTGTTTGTGCCCATTATGAGAGCGGCAATTACACCATTGCTTCGTGTTGTAGTAAGGAGGGTTTTAGCGATAGAGCCTTCCATAAGTACTGCGCTAAGTATACGGAGTGTTCTGACATATATAAAAGCGCCAAAAGAGAGGCATTAGCGGCATATAAAGGCGAGCTGATAGAGAAGGCTCAGTCAGCCTTAGAAAAGGCCATAGAAGGCTATTATATCGAAGAATCAGAGGTGGTTGAACGCTTCAATAAGATAGGCGACCCAGCAGGAAGGGTTGAGAGCAAGAAGAGGGTGTTTATTAAGCCTAATGTGACTGCTATCATCTTTGCGTTAAAGAACTGTGACCCAATGAGTTGGAACAATGAAGGAATGCACGAGGCTGTTGCTGATGAGCAAGTGTTTAAGATTGGCGACCAAGTTATTAAGTTTAGCTAAGTTTATCTAAAAATGGATAATATGACTAAAGCTGAGTGGAACGTTGTTAGACGCTTTGCGAGTAATGTTATTCGCGAGCATGGAGGTATCTTACCAGCACTTGCCTATACTGAATATGTTTTGGCTAAGCTTGAATTAACGATATGCCAAATGGAAATAAATGAGAAGTTGGGTAATGAATACAAGTTTTATTGTAATGTGTATGATGAGATAGAGGAAAGGATTTGGTTGAATTGATATGTTTGAGCTGCCTAAATATATTAGAGGTAGGCTTAGCTTTACTGTTGAGGAGCTTGAGCTTTTGATTGAGCTTATATGCAAGGATTGTGTAAGCATTAAGATGGCTGATAGGTTTATACAGGCGAGGCTAACTGATTATGAGTTGCTTTATCGTAGTAATACGATGAATGACTTTGAGATGGAGGATTATATGGACTGGAAAGATGTTGAGACTTACTTTGACAGTCACAAATTATCTTTTGAGCGTCAATATTTTAAAAGAAAACTATGGGTGTAGTATTTGAGCCTTTTCCAAAACAAGAGCAGTTTATTAGGGCTGCTCTAAGTGGTGACTATAACTACTTGATGTACGGAGGAGCAGCGGGTGGCGGGAAGACGTATGTAACAATGGCTATTGCTATTATGCTTGCTAAGTTCTACCCTGGAAGCAGGTCTTTTGTAGTGAGGGAAAGTTTGCCACGTCTTAAAAAGACTTCTATCAAAAGCTTTTTTAAGCTATGCCCTAAGTCTTTTGTCAAAAAGTACAATCAGCAAGACAAACTTGTGATGTTTAAGAATGGTAGTGAATTACAGTTTATCAGTGAAAACTACCAAAATGACAAGGATTTGACGCAGTTTGATGGATTGGAAGGTAACTTTTTTTTCCTTGAAGAAGGACAAGAGCTGCAAGAAAGGACGTTTAACAAAGCTATCCTGCGCTGTGGGCGTAATATCATTACTCCAATGCCTCCTAAACTCATCTGTGTTACTTGCAATCCATCCCAAAACTGGACTAAACAAAGATTCTACAAGCCTTACGTAGAACAGAATATGCCAGATAAGCATTTCTATTTACCTGCTACAATGGCTGATAATACTTTATTGCCTGAAGACTACATTGAGAGCTTGAATAATTTGGATGAGATTACTCGTGCAATCTTTGTGGATGGTAACTGGGATGCAGTTGATGTTGACAGACCATTTGCCTATGCCTTTGATAAGGAAAGGACAGTAAGGCCAAATCTAAAGTACAACCCTAATGAAGACTTGTACTTGTCATTTGACTTTAACGTAGACCCAATTACTTGCATAGCTGCTCAGCACTATGGTGGCAAGATTAGAATACTCAAAGAGTTTAGACTACGTAACTCAGACATCTTTGCTTTATGCGATGCGATTAAAGCCGAGTATGGCAACATGCCTTTTATAGTCACAGGTGATGCAAGTGGAGCAAATCGTAGTGCGATGACCAAAGGTGCGATGAACTACTACATGATTATCAAAGAACAACTGCAAATCACACGAAGCGCATTTAGAGTACCATCCTTCAATCCATCTATTAAGAACTCTCGCGTTTTACTTAACTCGCTACTTGAAAAACACCCTGATTTTTTAATTGATGCAAGTTGCCAGTTCTTGGTTGGTGACTTAATGGCTGTTGAAAGCAATGAATCAGGGGCGATTGACAAGGCAAGAGACGCAACAAAGACTCACTTGCTTGACTGCTTCCGCTATTATTTGTGGTCATTTCATAGTAACTTTGTGAAATATCTAAAACAGCAATAAAATGCCAAAGAAACTTGAACGCTGCGTCAAAGACGTAATCAAATCAGGACAATCAAAAAGCGGTGCTTATGCTATTTGTAACGCAAGCCTAAATAAATCAAAGAAAAAAGGTAAAAAATAAGTAGAATGAAGCTATTTAAGAGAAAACAACAACAAAACGAGAGTGTAAAAGTAGAATCTGTGGTAAAAACAGGTTCTCAAATACCACTAAAAGCTATTTTTTTGGATAAAGAAGGTAGAAATTGGTATGAGTTTGAAAATCCAATGACTATTCCTGCAAAACGCGCTATTGCAGCTGAGGTTGCCACCAAGATGCAGGAGATGAATATTACAAAAGAGAATTTAATTCAGCTCATGGGAAAGATGAAGGAGTATGCGAATCAGGGAAAGATAGTTGACCTATTTGCAATCTTACATGAGATTGAGTTTAGATTGAATTTTATCGCTGAAGAAGAGACTTTGATTAACCTTGCTGCCTGTTATTTTGTAATTGATGGCGAGGATGAAACTGATTTTAGTGAAATAGACAAAATCAAGAAAGTAAAATACATCAAAGAAAACAAGGAGGCTTTCAATTTTTTTGTCCAAAGGGCGTTCGAGTACACAACGAATTATTCAGACATGTCAGAGATAGATATACAAGAGTATTTGCTTCAGAACGCCCTAAACGCGGAACGACTAAAGAAAGTTTTGCTGGGCAGGAGATACTAAAATACATTGATGACATCAATCACATGAATCAACTTATATGTGATAACAAGGTGTCTGAGATGAAAGTGTTAGAATCTTTGAGTGTTGATGAGTATTATATGACGCTAAGCACTTATATTCGAATTGCGGAAGAAAGAGCTGAAGCGATGGATGGTTCAACATCAAGTGGTGGCGACAACAACAACCAAAAACGAACATCACTAAGAAAATAACACGATGGCAGTTAAGAACGTCACTTTTGAAGTAACAGCAAATACACAAAATGCGCAAGCGTCTTTAAGTGCGCTTATTGCACAGCTTGACCAAATAAAGAAAAACTCAACCATTTCTTTTACCCAATCAACTGGCAATATTGATGCGCAGATAAAGTCTTTAACTACAAAGCTTGATAAACTTGCAAGTGATAATCAAAAGCGTATTGATAGTGAAACAAAAAGTGTAACTGATAATCAAAAGACACAGACAAACGCTGTAAAGAGTGCTATTGATGAGCAGAAAAGAGCTTATGAAAACTTTGCAAAGTATAATGCTGATGTTTTAAAAAAGGAGCAAAAAGCTTTTCAGGAAGCACAAGCGGCAAAAATAAAAGCAGCAAGAGACACTAAAAAAGCTGAGCGCGAACAAATCGTTCAACAGGCGGCTACTGATAAGACTTCTAACAAAAAACAAGTAGCATCAACTGCTTATGCGCAGGTTTCTGAATCAGTAAAACAGCTTAATGCTCGTTCAAGAGAACTTGGCGCGCAGCTTATACAACTTGACCAAGCTGGTCAAAAGAACTCGGTTACTTATAAGTCATTAGCAAAAGAATATGCAACAGTAAAAGCTGAGGCTGATAAGGCAAGTGCAGCTTTAAAACAATTAAATAGCAATTCTAATTTACAACCAAGCGTACAAAAGTTAGGTGGTCTTTCTGGTGCTATCAATTTTATATCACGCTCAGTTGCTAACTCATCTGCAAACTTTGTACGCCTACAAAACGTAATTGCGCGTACAGGTGTTGCTCTTGGTGCTGTATCTATTGGTGCTGCTGTGCTTTCATTTGGACGCGCTGCTATTAATGCTGCAAAAAATTATGAAACCCTAAGTGTTTCGTTTGGAACTTTGATAGGAAACGCAGTGCTTGCTCAGCAAAAGATTAAAGAGCTTCGCACTTTTGCCGCAGAAACTCCATTTACAGTTGATGATGTATTTCAAGCATCAAGAACGCTTTTAGGATATGGTGTGACAGTTGGTGAACTTATTCCTACTATTAAAACTCTTGGTGATGTTGCAGGTGGTGTTGGCGTTCCACTTGAAAGACTTGCTCTTGTATTTGGGCAGGTACGTGCAGCAGGTCGTTTGTATGGACAAGATTTGCTTCAGCTCGTTACAGCTGGCTTCAATCCACTTGCTGAAATATCACGTACAACAGGAGAATCTTTTGATTCACTTAAAGACAAGATGCGTAAGGGTTTGATTACGTTTGATGATGTTCAAAACGCATTTAAGACAGCCACAAGTGAAGGTGGAAAGTTCTTTAATCTTACAAACGCCCTTGCCAATACAACTACTGGTCGTCTTGCCCGTTTAAGTGAAGAGTATAATGAACTTTTAAAACAAATTGGTGAAGGATTGCTTCCTGCATTTAATGGTCTTATTAATTTTGGTAGGGCTTCACTTGAGTTTTTTAGAGAACTACCAAAAACAATTAAAGAAAATTCAACAGTATTTACTCTTTTAACAGCGGCAACAACAGCTTTAACCGCTTCTTATTTTGCTAACTCTTTAAACGTAGTATCTAATACCGTTAAAATAGGAGCAAATACAGTCGTTAAAATTGCTAATAGAGTTGCAACTGCTGCACAAGCTGCTCAAAATGTAGTTGCAACACAGGGCATATCAGCTCAAACTGTTGCTCAAGCAGGTTTAACTTTTGCTACCAGAATAGGAACTTCTGCCATTAATGCTTTTAAAGCGGCTTGGGCATCTAATCCTCTTGGTCTTATTGTTACCGCTTTAACGACTGCGGCTGCCGCATGGTATTCTTTTAGTGACGCGGTTGACACAACTACTGATAACTTTATTAATGCTGATGAGGCATTTAATGAGTTTCAGGTCAATTCACAAAAGGCTATTGATTCAGAAACAGCTGCTACAAAAAAGTTATTTGATACAGCAAAAGATGGAAATAAGTCTTTTAGTGAAAGACAGAAAGCTGTTGATGAGATAAATAAAAAATATCAAACAAGTATAAAGCTTACGGGAGACCAAGAGAAAGATGTAAAATTAATTGAACGTGCTTGGCTTGATGTTGAACAAGCAATTGTAGCTGTAAATCAAGAAGCAGCTTCTACCGCAATAATTGCTAAATTAAATGACCAAATAGCAGATGTACAACTTCAACTTTTGAATTTGGGTTCTGAGGCAGGTATTAAAATTCCAATTGAATTAATTACATCAGATGAAGAAAAAAGTGGAGGATTTGAAAAAACAAAAGCATTAATTCAGGGTAGACTTGATGAGTTAAGTAAATTAAAGCCAAGCAATTTGGTAATAGGAGAAGCAATTGCATTCGGTGGATTTGGCCCAGCTTCAACAGCTGGATTACTTTCTTTTAATGAAGCTATTAATAGTCAAATAAATGCAGTTGAGCCACTTAATTTACAACTTGAGAAGTTAATTGAATCTTATGGAACGCTTGGGGCATTTGCACAACAAGCACTTCCTAAAGGTAGTAATATTGCCACTCCTACTATTGATGAGGATGCTGCAAAAAAAGCAGCAAGAAGATTAAAAGAATTTGAAGAGCAGTATATTTCATTCCTTGACCGTATTCGCAAAAACAATGAAGACATTAAAAAACAAAACATTGAATTTGAGTTTGTTAACGCTGCTGATTTTGAAGAGGAGATTATTAAGTTGCAACAACTTGATAGAGTTAATCAAGACACAGTAGACAGAGAGATTGATAGAGAGATTGAATCAGTTCGACAAAGAGAGATAACTGAACAACAAAAGAATACTCTTATATCTCAACTTGAAATTATTCGTGGACAAGAACAGGAAAAAAGAGCTAATGATTTAGAAAAAAGGCTTTATGAAATTGAACGCGATGGTCTTGTTGCGAGAAGAAAGCTTGCTAACGAACTTGGCGACCTTTATGCAGGACTTACAATTCAAAGGCTTGATACAGAAATTGAATCTCTTGACAGGCTCAGAGATGAAATTGATAACTTTTATCTTGACATCTTTGAAGATAATCCATTTGCTAAGGGCAGATTCATTACTGCCCCAAGAATAGAATTTGGTGGTACTGAGTTCCAGTTTGAAGACGCTCAGGCTGATTTGGAAGAATTGAAAAAAACAATCAACGACCTTAACGCATTAAATATAACGGGTGGTCTTGCGGATGATGATTTACAAGAAACCAAATTAAGTGCGATTAATGAGTTTAACGAAAAGTATAAAACTACAATAAAGCTAACAGCTAATGAAACAGACCAAGTAGAAGAGTTAAGTAAGGCTTATGATGATTTAAAAAAATCTGCTCAAGCTTCATTTACTGAAAGGAGAAAACAGAACATATTCCAATTCTCTCGTGGCGTTCAAGAAAGAGGGCAGGAAGACCCATTTGTTAGAGCTATTGAAGATAGTCAGCGTGAATACTTCTCGCTTTTAAGTGAACAGGAAAAACAAGAAGTTAAAAGAAGAGAGGACAAGAGAAATGCTGAAATTGCATTATTAGATGAAAATTACGCATTAAACCTCAAGGCTGTTAATGATGAAAAGAAGTTAAAGAAAGACGCATTAGATGTAGAACTTTTATTGATAAAGGCTTCTTCCACATCACAAGCCGAAAAGGATAAAAAAACAAGATTAGCCAACATTCAATATCAGATAGAGATTGGAAACATTGAGAAAGGATATGCTGATTTGAATAAAGAGATTGAAAAAAATATTGCGGTTGAATCTGATAAGGGTCTTAAAATAAAGAAAATCAATATAGAGTCCGAAACAGAAATTGAGGGTGTTAGAAAGACGTTTGCCCAAAGAAGAGCTGAAAGAGCTAAAAAAGATACTGATTCAATAGAAGAAAATAACGAGGCTCAACTTGCTGTAATAAAAGAAGAGAGAGATGCAAGAATACAGGCGTTAGAAGATATTACACAGGCGTTTCTTGATTTTCAAAAAGTCTTTATTGATGGTCAGATACAACAGACTGAAGCTGCTATCAATGCTCAACAGAAAAGAGTAGATGCAGCCAAAGAGATTGCTGACAAGGGCAATGTGATTCTGTTAAAAGCTGAAGAAGAAAGACTTGACAAGTTAAATCGCCAAAGAGCTAATTATGTACGTCAACAGCAAAATCTTGCTGCTGTTGAAATTGCGGTAAATAGTGCGATTGCCGTAGCAAAAGCAGCAGGTCAGCCAGGTGCTCCATTTACAATTGTGGCAATCTTAGCTGCAATGGCTGTTGGTTTTGCTCAAGCAAGGGCGCAAGCAAATGCGGCAGCTACATTTGCAAAGGGTGGTTACACAGGTGATGGTCATCAATTCCAAGAGGCAGGTACTGTTCACAAGGGCGAGTTCGTTATGAATGCACAAAAAACTCGTCAGTATCGTCCGCTTTTGGAAGCTATACATTCGGGAAGACACCCTGAGCTTGGTAAATCTGTAAATGACAAAGTGTTTGTTGTCAACAGCAAATCAAGTGATGAAAGACTTGAAAGAATTGAACGTGCTATTCGCGAACAACAGGGCATGCAGCTGTCAATTGATGAGAATGGAATTAATGGTATTGTTTCTCGCATTAGCTACAAACAAAAAAGAATAAACAATAGAGCACGATGAAAGCACCAGTTATAATTAAGTTAAATGGTACAATAATCACAGGCGATATAGATGGTATAGACAGTTTTAATATTACTTATCGACAAAGTGATGATGAAGGAATCTTAATAAAATCTTATAGTGCTGAGCTTACTTTTTATGATGATGGATATGATATTATAAAAACGGAGTTGATTGATAATGCAAATGGTTTTATAAATAAAATAACAGCTGAAGTTTATGATGAATGTTGTGGAAGGCTTGTTTTTAAAGGTGTTATACGAGGCGACTCATTAGATTGGTGTGAGCCTGAATGTTGGGTTACTTGTCAAATAGTTGAAGAAAAGCCCGAATTAAGTTGCATACAGTCAACTCTTATTTATGATGGTCTTTTAAATGTAGAACAGAAAAAAGTAAGATACTGCGTTGAGATGCGACCTCAGTTTATTGTAGAGATACTTTTAGCTGTTTTTTCTATTGTTAATTCAGTTATATACCTTATTCTTTTACCATTATCATTAGCTGTTATTGTAATTCAAAGCTTGCTATATGGTCTTTGTTCTCTTTTTTGCGTAATTCCTCTAACTGGATGCACCCAAGAAACATGTAACGATGGGGTATGGACGAATCCTGATAATGCTTTTAGTGAAATATCAGGTTGGCTTGATGGCTTTCAAAATAGACTTATTCAATGTCAGTGGTATCATCCAACTGCGCTTGTAAGAGACTACATTAAAAACGTTTGTGATAAATGTGGTTTAACTTTTAAAAGCTCAATACTTAACGATTCTTCATCACCTTATTACAATCTTTTGCTTTTTTCAGCCCCAGTTCGCAGAGGATATAAGCCTGAAGAAACAAATGGTCTTTTAATTTCAGAAAACCTACCTATTGAAACACTTGATTCACTGATGCAAAGACATCTCAAGCCACTTTTTAATGCAAGGTATTGGATAATCAATGGAGAGTTCATATTTGAAAGGAAAGACTATTTTGCAAATTCAAGCACATGGATTGACTCCGAACAACTTTTGCTTAATGGAAAAATATTAGAAAATAAAATTTGTTTTTCATGGATTGATTATAAAAAATATGCTTATGGTAGATATACTTATTTGCAAGATGGCTCAGATATACTTGCTTATGAGGCGGCGAATCGTTTTAACACTATTGTAGAATGGAATAACCCTCCATCTGAAGCGCAATCAGGGTATCTTGATAAACAGTTTCTTTCGGGTATAGCAAGATTTAGAGATGATTGGGCTGGTTATGAAGCAACAGGATTTGGTGGTTTTGTTAATGTGGCACTTGGCAATGCGCTTGAAAATTCAAAAAACTTGCTTTTAATGTCTCAACACACAGCTTTTAACTATAAGTTTTTAATTTGGGATTCATCATCATCAATAGATGAGGCAAGAATTGAAAGAGGCTATTCAAATTCTTTTACAGGTGGAATCGTTAGAGAAAATGTTTTTTATAATATTGGAGATGTAGAGATAATTGAGGAAGATTACCCTCTTCCTGATGATAAGTTATTCAACTATCCAATGTGGTTTAATGAAAACAATGCAAATAATCTTTACACTTTATTTCATTATATTGATAACCCAAGGTCTCCAGGTGTTAAGTTGTTTAATTTCAATTTCACTTTTGAGTTTGATTGTGCTGAGTTTGATAGTTTAGATTTTTCAAAAAACATTCGTTTAAGGGTTGGAAATAACATTAAATTTGGAGAGGTGAAAGAATTGACTGTTGATTTTATGAAAAGGACTATTTCTGTAAACGGCATCGTTTAATAAAAAAGCAAGAAAATGAGCATACATAGGTTTGTACTTACAGATGGATTGAACCCAGTAGAATCAGGATTGAATAATGGATTATTATGTAACTGTTCTTTTTGTCAAAATCCAGTTTTGACCTTTGTAAATCAACACAATACTCCTCTTACACTAACAAATGTAATTATTGATACAGCATCTTTTGGTGATGGTGTGGCTGTTTACCTATGGGAGATTAATGGGAATCCTATATCATATCCATATACTGTTTTTGAAGGGCAGTCTATTCAAATAGAATTTGAGGTCTGTTATAATTATCAACCTACCTCAGCTTTTTCAATAACCTTAGTTACAGCAGAGCATAATAGCGACCAAGCTTATGAATTTGATACTGAATGTCTTGATATTGATGATTTTTTTTCTCAATTAGTTGTTTTTTTCGGAAGTGTTCCAGCTGATACAACAGCAAGTCAAACTATTCAGTTCACCAATAACTCAATGGCTCCCTATGTTGTTGCTGTTGATTTTGAAGGTTGTGGAGCAGTTGGACTTGCAATGGTTCCAAGTGAGGTTACGGTGCAACCTGGTCAAACAGTAGATTTAGATTTTGAATGGACACCACCAAATGAAGGTCAAACATTAAATTGCGCTGGTTATTCTTGTACTACGGCATTATTATTTAATGGAACATCAACAGCAGCTCCTTTAATCCATAGATTAGAAATAGTAGATGGTGGGTTAAATCCCAATGGCACTAATTACCTTAATTGTTGTGTAGCTTATCAAAACACATTTGTAACATTCCAAAACACACACAATACACCTGTAACTTTAAATGACTTTTTTATAGTTGATGCAGGAAGTGGTGTGAATGTTTCATTTGTTGCTCTTTCAGGACAGCCACCATCATTTCCAACAATAAACCCTGGAGAAACGATTGTATTTGAGTTTTCGGTTGGTTGGGACACAGTAACAAGCCCATTGTCTTCTTGGACTTTCCAATTAGACACAATTGAGCATGGTAATGAAGCTATATACACATTTGCAATGGAGTGTGTTGATTTATCTTCATTATTTAGTTCTACTTCATTTGACTTTTCAAATACAGTTGTAAACTCTACAAATACCAAGTCTGTTACCGTAAACAACATAACAATTGGTGAATTAGACATAAACATAGATACAAGTGGATGTGGTTCTCCTGACCCTGAACAATTTCCATACCCATCAATAATACCACAAGGTGAAATTGGAACCATGACTTTAACGTGGTCGCCAACTAACGTTAGTGATTCTGTTTCTTGCGCTCCATCTTGGTGTACTGTTGATTTTAGTATTACGGGAGATGTTTTTGAAGAGCCATGTGAATGTCTTTGTTGCTTAGATATTGAAATACGCACAGAGGGGAACTATTTGCCTCCTCAAACTGGATTTTGCGATACAACTCTTTTGTATCAAACAGCAAGTATCTTAGAGCAAAAGACTGTTGTTTTTAAGATGAAGTATGATGTTGGTTTGGTAACTGGATGGAGTATTCAGTTTAATCCTTCATTATTTAGCTTTACTTGCTCAGAGGAGTTTGATGGAACTACTGATTTCCCTACAAAATATTACATTCAATATTTATCAGGAGCGCATCCTGATGGAGTTGCTCAGACAATGAGTTTTGTTGGCGCAGGGATGAATGCTTTGAATTTAAAGAACTGGCAAGTATTTTTTAGACCTGTAAATGCTATAAACGGCACATTCAATATTGAGTTTACGTTTTATATGCTTCAGGACTATGAAGGGTTTATCACAAATATGACTTGGTCTAACTTAAACAAGTTTAAAAGGTCTACTATATCATCTCCTACTGATTGGCTAAATACTTTCCAATCAGTATACAACATTAAAGATAAATTTCTTCAGGCCGCTTTCTTACTTAATGACCCAGCTACTCTTGTAGACGGCTCTATTTTCAAGTGTGTTACTTACACTTGCTCAAATTATGCAGCAAGATTTTATAACAAAAGCTTAGGAGATAGCCCATCTGAATTTTTAAATCCTTCATTTACCTTATATAGAAATGGCATTGCTGTTTCTAATTTTTCAACTTTACAGAATACGCAAATCAAATTTGAAGTTGATATACCTGCTTTTTATGGTAACTCTGCTTCCGTTGTAATCTTTCATCTTTTTAACGCAAGCAGTGAAGATAACAATGTTGATTTTTTAAATTCATCGGACACATCAAGAACAAGGGTATTTACACTTACTGGAACAGGGGTTTTAGATAATCATTTTATAAGACCATCAACATTTGCAAGTGGTAGCGGAAGTTGTACTTGCACTATGTATGTGGACACAGGTCTAAACCTAACTGATAAATATAGAGTTGCTGCTATTGTTTATGGTTCAGCTGGAACGATGGTAAACACATTTATATCTCAAGAAATAAGTGTTACCAATTTTCCAACGAGAGATTGCGATTGCAAGCCTGAAACCACATCAGAATTTGGTCAATATTGGCAATTGCATCAAGAGGATTGCTTTATGCCTGTTGGAAAAGAAAGAATAAATCATCGAGTTACTGTTACTTCAGGTGATTTTATCATTTGTATGCGCGACTTGGGTATTACAATGACCGATTGGAGAAGTCAATTAACATCTGTTAAATTAAACATTTACAAGAGAAAGCAAAACTTCCCAACCAATAGTCAAACTACATTTTTCCAATACGCAAGCTATCAATCAGTAAGAAACCCTGGCTTCTTCGGTGGATTTAATAACTTAGGTGGAATAGGAAGTTTAGATTCGGGTGGAATTGTAGTTCAGGATTCAGGGGCTAATGAAGTAGATATTTTTATAAATAACATAAGAGTTCCTTGGGAGAATAATTTGTTTTCGGGTTCTTCAGGTCAGGTATTGGTTGCAAACAACATATCTTACATGCTAAGAACACCTGCTGGTGCTCTTTCTGCTTCCTATGTTTCTACTAATAATATTCTTGAATCATGGATTGGCAAAGATATTTATTTTGAATATGTTTTTTCCTTTGATTTAGAACCTCAAGTTGGTGAAACATTCATTTGGAATGTCGTTAAGGCTTATAAAGTAAACGCGATTGACTTTGAGCCAGCTAACTCAGGATTTGACCAAGTAATTACTGATGTTACAATTGAAGGCATAGACCCAGCTACGGGAATTTATGTTCCTATTGAAGAGCCAATATGCTATTCGGATTATGAAAGTATAAAGTTGACTTATCAAGCAAACAGAGAAGGTAACTTCATATTCTTTATGGAACCTGAGCCTTTTGGCAAACCTTATCTGATTGAAAATGATGAAACTTTTAGTCCTGCGTTGATGGCACAGCAAAGTAATCCTATTGTAATATCAATGGACACTTCTTTTGACCCCGTGACATTTACAGCATCGGTTATTTTAGATTCACAACAATTAGTAAATAACAAAAAATATCTTTTCTGCGGATACATTAGCTTCCCTGATGCTGCTGCTATTTGTGAGTATTTTTTGTTACACCTTGACCATGTTGGCTCAGGAATAACTATGGCTCCTTTGACAACAGGAGATACATTCCAATTGATATTTAATAATTCAGGCTTAAATAGATATAGATACGGAACTTCTCAAAGCGGAGAAACAACATTCCCTGTCCCTGGAGATACATACGTGTTTGAATATTCATTTAATGTTCCAACGACACGAATTATGAATGTGTGGCTGGGTCAATGGAGTTTTTCAGGTGCTCCACAGGTAATTCTACCAATTGGCTCAACATCAGGAAGCGTTAGTTTTGTTTGGGGTGCATCAATAAACGGAGAATGGACTGTTCAAATTACAACTGGAACTGATATGACTGCTATTGGAAGCTTTAAAATTGGAAACGCTTTGTGTCCATAAAACAATTATCTTTGAAATATGCTACTTTTTAATAGTTACAGCGAAAAAAAGGCTATATTTTGTGATGCAACAGAGATTTGCTATTATGACGACCCAAATTCAAGAATTTATTGCCATGAAATCAACTCGGTGTGTGGTTTTTGTGGTAAATTGATAGTCACAAATGGACTTGTTCTTTGTGATGCTTCAGATTCTTGGAATTGCAATCTCTGTGGAAACGACTTGCCTTTTTGGATTCCGTATCAACAGAATGATACGATAGATTTTCAATTCCATCAGCCTTACAACATGTCAGTAATGGATTGTGTTCATGGTTGGTATCCTGAAAATCTAATAACTCCAGCAAATGACAATGCTCTTGCTTCTTTTGAAATATTGACCTGTTGCGATGATGAACCTCTTCCTATAACAGAGGAGATGATTGATGTTATTGCTCCTTTTCAGTATGTTGGAGAACACATAACATACGACTATTCGGGCAATCAAACGATTACTCCAATTCAAATGATTCGATTCAATCTAAATGCTATTAGGTTGTATTTGCAACAGGAAGGATTGGAAGATTGTTTTTATTTCAAATTCAGCTTTTCAGGAAACAATCTTTGTCTTGGTGCATCTACTAATGTGCAGTTTTTTTACTCAGAGCCTTTCAAATTTGTAGATTGCGCTGATAAAAACGCAAGCCAAGTAATTGAATCAGAATATCCAAAAGATGACTGTTTCAAAATGTATTATGGAAGTGATTTTACAGCAGGATATGGAACGCCATTCCAATATTCAAACAGAATCAGAGTGCCTGGTTATTTTGAGCAAACAAACTTCTCTATTACAAAAGAAATCATAAACACCTCTTTGAGAACTGTTATGACTCAAAAAGGTGAAATTTGGCAATTAAGAACTCACCACTTGCCTGAATCTTTTGTCAGAAATTTAGTAAGTATTTTATCGGGTAAAAATGTATATGTTAATGGCATAGAATACCAAGTTCAAGGTGACATAAACAAAAACAATGAGACTGGCTCACAATGGTATTTAGAAGTTAATTTTGAAAAAATTGATTGTAATAAATCACTCTCTTGCACATGATAAACATTGAAGATATAAATATAATTCTTACGGATAAAAAGTATCGCCCTGATTACTACCACGAGTGGTATGATGTGCGCGAGACAATGTTCGTACATACTCGCGGTAAAAAGCCAGGGAAGATATTGACTGAGCGCAGACCCAATGAAGACCCTGAGATAAAGAAATATCGCGAGATGATATATGAGCCAATCACAAAAGGCTCTATTCAAAAGGCTATTGATAAGCTTTATCGCATATTCCAAAACGCAAACTTCTCAATCCAAGTCAGCGATGAGCTGAATGCTTATTTGAGTACGGTTAAGTTCAATGAGAACTTCTTCTACTCATACATTCAAAAGTTTGTTGTTCCGCGCATGATTGAAGACCCTAATGGTTGGATTGTGTGGATTCCAGTAGGTGAAGGCCTTACAAATCCATCTGTCAAAGTTGATGTCGAGCCTTTGATTATCTCTACGGAGCAAATCAAATACCTTGATAAAAATCACATCACTTGGCTTGATGACAAAGAAAAAAGTCGCATTAAAAAGTCAAATAAATTTGTAAATGAGGGTCTTGTTTACTACACTTTGACTGATACAGGGTTTTACAAGCACATTCAATTTGGTGATGACCGCAAACTTCAGTTTGAAATAATTCCTATTTACATGCACAACATTGGCAAAGTGCCTGGTTGTGTGCTTGGTGGTGACTTGACTCCTGAGAAGTACTTTGAGAGTTACTTTAGTGCGTTTGTGCCTTTTGCAAACGAGGCTATTCGTCAATACTCTGATTGGCAAGGCGTTATGACTACATCAGCGTTCCCATATCGCGAAGAAGTTGGTGAGACTTGTGATGCGAAGGGATGCCGCGATGGTATCATTTACGATTCAGAGAACGAAGAGCATGACATGTGCCGCAGATGTAATGGAACAGGACGCATAGTATCTCGTTCACCTTATGGTGTGTTTATCAGAGAGAAAGGCAATGCTGCATTTACGGGTGAATCAGGAAGCGACCCTCTTGTTCGATTTATCAGTCCGCCCGTTGACATTATTCAGTATTCAGGTGATGCTTGGCAAACTTTGCTTAAAAAGGCTGAGGATGCTTTGCACTTAAATATGATTGATGAGGCACAGAGTGGTGTAGCTAAGATTATTGACAGAGAGGATTCATTTGCTCAGCTCACTAAGATTAGCAACAACATATTTGATGAAATCATTTACAAGTCGCTTGTCTATGTTGAGGCTTATCGCAATGTAACAAACCCACAGGCTCCTAACATCATCAAGCCTATTTCATTCTCAATGAAGACTGAATGGGATTTGATGCAAGAGATTATAAACCTAACTGACCGTAACGCTCCTGTTTCTTTCCTTATTGAGACAACAAAAGATTTGGCTCGTAAGCGTTTCAGCGGAAATAAAGCTGTGTCTCGCATGGTTGAGGTTTTGGTTAGTTACGACCCAATTTATACCATCAGCGCAAAGGATAAGATTAGCATGATGCAAGCTGGCATTATCGAGAAGGAAGATGTGATGAAATCGCTTCATGCTTATAAAGCTTTGTCATCAATTGTTGCTTCAAATGGAACAATAGTTCTTGAGCAGCCACTTCCTGATATTTTTGCTATGATTGACGCTTATCTTGCGCCAATGATTGCTGAAAGTGAAGATGAATCAAATGACATGGAGGATGAGTTAAATGACAATAGTGTTGATAGCTCAGATACTATGGAAAGACCAATGAATAACAGTGCTTTGTAACCAAACAACAATCAATTATATTTGTAAAAAATTAAACAATGAACAAGATTAAAGTTTTAAACGTCAAGACAGGCAAGGTGTCTATTATGACCAAGTTTGCTGTTGACCAACTTAAAAAGGGTGGTCACTTTAACAATTTTGAGATTCTATCAGATAAACCTACAACCGCCCCTGCCAAGCCTAAGCCAGTAGTGAATGAAGAAGTAGTAGAAGAAGAAACCTTCGTAGATAGTGGTGAAGAAGCTAATGACGAGCCATCAGAAACAAAGCGTACATACCGTAAACGTAAAGAACAATAACAACTATGAAAAACATTGAATCATTTTTGAAGAAGCTTGGTGTACCATCAAGCACTATTGCTAAGTTAAGCAGTGAAGAGGAAATTGACGTAGAACCTTTTGTAAATGGATTTAAGTCATCTATGCAGGATGTTTTCTCCAACGACCCATCCTTTATCCAACCAATCAAAGACGAGGTTAGAGGAACTGAGCTTTCTAAGATTGAGCATAAGGTTAAAAAGACTTTTGGCTTGTCTCCTGAAGAGATTAAGGACAAAAAGTTTGATGAAATCATTGGCCTTGCTTATGAAAAGATGAAAAACATACCACCACATGGCGCTGAAGAGCTTCAGAACAAACTTATGGAGCTTACAAAGGAGAATAAGCGTCTTGTGGAGGAGGTTATTCCCGCAAAGGAATCTGAATCGCAGAACGCTATTAAGCAATACAAAAAATCTAATCTTTTGCGCTCTACTTTGTCAAAGCGTGATTTGATTGTCAAGGCAGATGCTATTTTACCTGCTGTTGAGAGCTTTTTATCGTCAAAATATGACTATGATGTGCTTGATAATGGTGAAATTGATGTAAAAACCAAAAATGGTTTAAAACCTTTGAACCAAGATGGCACAAAATCACTTACCTTTGACGAGTTGATTGATAATCACTTATCAGAATTGCAGGTGATTAAACAATCAAACGCAGGAGCATCAGCTGCACCTGCAAAACCAAATGTAGTAAGTAGTGAATCACCAAAATTCAACTTGCCACACTTGGAAAAAGCACAAGCCAACGCTGAGCGTCTTTCTTCAATGAAGACTTTCGGCAAGGAATAAAACGGAGCGGAGGCTCTAACACTCGCACCCTGGGTTTTGCGCACCACAGCGCATCGGAGTGAAATAAAATTCAGCTCATTCAATTGGATTTACTTCTATTGAGTGGGCTTTTTTTATGCTTCGGAAAATTTAATTAACTAATTTAAAAACAGAAAAATGGCTTTTACAGAAGGTTTATGTCAAAACCTGCAAGTCAATTTGAATGACGTAGCAGGAAACAATGCGCCACAGCTGAAGCGTGACCGCGTTGGTTATTTGGATGCGATTGTATCGCAAGAAAACACAGCAGGAGTAGAATTGCTCCCGATTCCTACAAACGGTAAGTCTCGTAAGGTTCAAGTTAACTACGCTCAGCGTGGTGTTGAGGCTGAGGTTGCTCTTACTTGTACAAATAACTGTACATCTACTAACGAACATGCTCCAAAAGAAACTATCGTTGAGGTAGATAACTGTTTGGAAACTTCATTGCTTTTCGTCGAGGACGAAATGCGCAAACTTTGCGAAGCTGATTCTTTGTGGGTTTCACAAACTATCATGGGTCAAATGAACGCTATCAACGTAGCTCTTGACAAGCAAATGCTCGCACTTCAGGCTACTAATTTCGGTAACTTCGCTGATGGTACTGCTTTGAAGAGCGTTAAGCTTTTTGAAGATACTACCAATGCTTCACGCGCTATTGCAACTGCTCAAATTCGTCACCAATACGATTTGGTTGGTTCATCAGGTGCGCCAATGATGATTGGTGGTGGTAACTTGGATTTGTTTGCTAAGGTGAACCAAATCGCTTGTTGCAATTCAACTACTGGTACTGACATGTCTCGTTGGACTGATTACATGTACTACAATGACCGTTTCGCTGAGTCTGTACTTGGTGCTGGCAACTTTGCTGTACTTGCTCCTGGTGCTGTTCAACTCATCACTTGGAATCGTTACGCAGGTGACTACGCTAAGCGCAATGACGTGTTTGAACACGGAACAATCACAGACCCATTCACAGGTTTGACTTACGACTTGAAAGTACACTACGATGATTGTGCTGACCGTTGGACTATCAAACTCCAATTGCATTGGACTATGTTCTTCCTTCCAACTAATGCGTTTGCAGCAGGTGACGATAACTCAGGTGTAAACTACACGTTCAACTTCGAAGATTGCTCAACAATCGTAGGTTGCGACTAATAATTTTTAACTTTAAAATCATAAAATAAAATGGCACTTTGTCCTTCAACATGCGCACCCCCGCTACCCGAATCAATCACAGGTGGTTGTGGTATTACTACCCGTAATGGTGGTATCTCTAAAATCGCATTCGTAAAATGCGACTACATTTTTACTGATATATCTAATCGTACTGAGTGGGAAACCGCAGTTGCGAATGAAGATGTAGTTTTCTCAGGTCTATTGCTTGCTCAAAAGCCAAAGGGTAGCTTTACCAAGAAGCGTATCTCTTCTTGCGCTCCTGAGCAGCTTGTAGGTAAAGAAAACCAAATTACTTTCCAAGATTACAATAGTGACCCTGAAGATTGTAAAGACGTTACTTTTTGGAACACTATCGTAAATGCTTCTTCATCTTATCAAATGGGCTATTACACTTGTGATGGTTACTTCTATGGTTTGGTTGAAGAGTTCTCAATCGAGGTTGACCAAGTAATTGAAGACAATACTACTGGTAACATCTTCTTTGATGGAACTATTTCATGGTTGGACTTGAACATGCTTTGTGGCGTTCAAGTTAACCTGAATGGCCTCTAATACTTGTTATTGTTTTGGTTAAAAGAGTGGGCTTAATCGCCCACTTTTTTTATTACATTTGAAAAAAAGAAAACAATGCCAATTAATATAGATAATTGCATAGAACAAAACAAAATCACTGAGTCTTACAAGTTGATAACAGATTGCTGTTGTCAAATTTCATGTTATTTGACTAATCAGGATGATTTTCCTATAACCATTTTAGATTTATCTTTTTCTTCAACATTTGGTGTTGGAAACATATTTATTGATAGTATTCCTCTTTCCTTGCCATTAAACTTAGACCCTTTTCAAGTTGTTACACTTGACTATACTGTTTGTGCACCATCAACTGAAAGTGTTGACACGCTTACTTTAACAATTCTTGATAATGTGGCAGGTATAACAGATTTCATTTATTATCTTGAATCTATTTTGCCATCTTCATTTATCACTCCAACTTCATTGAATTTTGGAAATGTTGCGGTTGGAAATGGCTCTGCTCTATATATAAATGTTCCTGATACACTTCTTTGTTGCAATGACTTTTATGTTAGCACTCTGACAGCTCCTTTTGGAGATGTTGGCGGTGTAACCGTATGTCCAGGTGGAGGAAGCCAACAAATCATGGTAAGCTTTGCTCCAACTGAACTTGGTCTTGCAACTCAGGATTTGACCATAACTATCAATGAGTGTAATTCTATCCTTGTCCCACTTTCAGGTAACGGCATAGAGCCACCATCAGGAAGCACAACTCCACAAAAGAATAAGGTTGACCAAACCACAAGAGTTGAAGCTTGCTCTCCTCGCACATCAAACAATCGCTGTGAAACAGCAAAGACAATAAAATCAGCTATTAAGGCTAATGCAAGGCGATTCGGTAAACGATAAAAAACAACAACATGATTGAATTTAAAGAAAAATTGGACAACGTAAAGACTGAGATTAATCTCGCTATTACAGAATTTTGGAAGAATATATCGCCTCATACCGTTCAAGTGCTTGCTGGAAAATGTGATGAAGAGACAGCGAAACACATCACCTTACAGGGAGGCACTCTTGGTGAAGTGAACCAAGCTCGTGCTATGGCTAATCTTTTTCCTATTGATTCAAAGGTAAATCTTAAAATAGCTAAGCCAAAGTTTGCTGATTACCTTAAAAAAGGCGATGGTGCTTTGGTTGTAGTGCGTTCAAATGGATTTAGACATAAGAATAACAAAAAGATTCAAGCTTCACTTGATTGGGTTGCTGAAACGCATCCAACTGTGACAGTTGAAATAACTGAGAACGACCGCTATGATACTTTCTTTTTCCACATCAAAAAGAAGAAAGAGAAAGAGGTAGCAGTTGAAGACACACAACTACAAGAGCCTGAGCCAAATGAAGGAGCTTAAATATCTCATTATTCATTGCACAGCCACTCGTGAGGGTCAAAATATCGGTGCTGAGCATATAAAAGCTTGGCATACTTCACCTCCACCTGCTGGTAGGGGATGGAGTAAAGTTGGTTATTCAGATTTAATCTTACTTGATGGTGATAGACACAAGTTTGTAAATCACGATGGCGATAAGTGGATTGAATCAAATGAGATTACTAATGGAGTAAAGGGAATGAACTCAGTATCTCGCCATGTTTGCTACGTTGGCGGTGTCTCTGTTGATGGCAAAAAGGCTAAAAACACTCTCACAAATGCCCAAAGCCAAACTTTAGAGAGTATAATCAGAGAAGTAATCGCTTATAAGCCCGACATATTGATTGCTGGGCATAATCAATTTGATAATAAGGCATGCCCTTCATTTTGGATTCCAACATATCTCAAGATGATTGGCATTGACGATAAAAATATTTACAAAAAAGACCCATTCGGCTATGCTACCAAATTGTCTTGAAGATTTTATAGGCGTAAAGTGCCTAACCGCAAATCCAAAGAGCGGATTATGGATAAATGACCTTGAGGGCATTAATATCCGTATGGCTGCTGATATAGCCGATAGTGGTTATATGAGCGGACTTCAGTTACTGCAAAACAAAGTAAACTTTGCAAGTGAAATAGTAATGCAAGAGCTTAGCGGCTTTATGTTGCCTTATTTTAGGATTAACAGCATTCTTGATGAGCTTGCTCTTGGCGATTTTAACTCTAACTATCTTGCGCCCGCTTCAATTGACAGGGGTATAAAGGTTACAGTTAAAAACACGCGAATGATGCGCATTTTTGTTGGAAATGTTACAATCAGAATCCAACAGGCTAATACAACTCACTCGTTTCAGATTGTTGACGGCTTTAATTCTACATCATTCTCTTTTACTACTGATGGAAATGGTGAGGCTACTGTTTTTGCCAATTACATGTCATCCAATCGTGATATTTATATCTTGATGGACAACACGTCAATTAATCCAGCTGATACGGATATAAAAAGTGGTTGTAGCTGTTCGTCTAAGTCATCTCAATACATGCTTGCTAATGGATGGAGTGGAGGTGGTGTTGGAAACAATTCTTTTGGCATCAAGGCTCAAGTAAATGCTGAATGCCGAATAGATGAGCTAATGTGCATTATATCTCAGCACTTACGCTTCCCAATTCTTTATAAGGCTGGCCTTGAGATTGTAAAAGAGGCTAAAGCTACTGATAGACTAAATAGTGTGACATTGCTTGACAACGATAAGATAAACTTTTTGTACGAAGAGTTTACCAATCAGTACAACAATCACATGAAGCTTGTGGTTAATCAATTGCCTGAATTGATGAAACGAATTGACGACATCTGCGTAATATGTAATCAATCACGATACGTTTACGGCAACCCATAAAAACAAAGCCCCACTCGTTAGCGGGGCGATGTGAAACTTTAACCTATTCTATGATGAGAATAAACAAATATAAACTAATAAAATAAAAAGTCAACATGAACAGCAACATTAAAGCTTGTGGAGCTTGTGGCAAGCCTTCACGACCAGCAGCACGACCCGTAACAGCGCGACCACGACCAACATCACGACCCAAATAGGTTTTAAAGAGAACATTTTTGAAACTCAAGTCGTATATTAAACCTACGTTGCAGGGCGATATGAAATCCATTGCAATAGAAGTTTTATGCTTGAATTTCAAAAAAGATGTTCTATTGATAACCGTTGTAGGTGGATTCTCAATTGGTGCTTTCACGGGCTTTGTAGAGGATTGGATTTTCTCTCCCGCAGCATCATTGTTTGCTTTACTTGCATTAATCGCTGCTGACCATATAACAGGACTTGTTGTAGCATGGAAAAGAGACGCGGTTGATACAAGAAAGGCACTATCTATCTTTTGGAAACTGTTATCGCATGTTGGTCTTTTGATGTTCGCAAATAATCTTGCAAAGGGTAGCGTGTTTCTTGGGTGGTTGAATGAAGGCATCTTCGTTCCTATTGTCTTAGTAAATATGCTTTCTTTGATTAAGAACTTGTCTTTGCTTGGATATATTAAGAGGGATTTCGCCCAATGGATAAACAAAAAAGTTGATACATATAAAAATGAGAGTATATCTAACCATACAGACGATAGCAATCGTACTATTCCTGAATAGTTGCATAACAAAAGAGGCTTGTGATAGAAGGTTTCCCTTGGAACGGGAAGTTCAAACCTATTACAAAGACACGGTTATTGTTACTCAAACGCGCACATTTGATACTCTCGTGCAATACAAGCGGCTTGACACCCTAATTATTCACGACCATCAGACCGATATTAGAACGGAACTGATGTTTTTGCCAGGTGATTCGGTCTATGTGGAGACAACTTGTCCACCCGACACAGTTAGAGTAGAAAAGGTTCTTGAGATTATAAAGGAAAAGGCTATTGAGCAGGTAGATGAAACTAAAAACGCTATCAGGTGGATTGCCATATTCTGTTTTGCCTTATTTTTAGCAATAGGTTCAATTGCGTATCTCATTAAAACGATAAAAGGACGATGAATATAGAACAAACTAAAAGCGCAATAAGAAAGCTTTCTCGTTCATTAGACCCAGTAAAAGGGACTTTTGTTTTGAATCCAATGAAGATTCTTGAGAAAAAAATTAAGGAAAGGGTGTTTGTGAAAGGTTTATCTACTGCTGGCGAAGATAGACCATATTTTAGTGCAAAGTGGGTTGCAATACGTAAAGAAAGAGGAAGGCAAGTAGAAAAAGTTGACCTCTTTTATCAGGGAACTGGAAAAGCAGACGAGCATTCAACTCCACCATCATTGTATAGAACTATTAAAACAGCAAAAGAAGGTAGTGCTGTTCAAATGGGGGTTGACAATGACTTTAACTATTTTCAAAAACTTGGTCAGGAAGAGGGTTATAGAGGCGATATATTGCAGCCAAGTGACTCTGAGATAGAATACCTTATGAACACAATACAATCTGAGGTTAATGCCTTAATAGAAGACATATTTGCCCAATGAAAGATATTATTAATTGCCTTGCATCTGATTTAATGAAAGCAATCTCTTTTAAAAAAGGTATTGCTATTGCTCGTTTAGATGAAGAGGGTAGAGTTTTAATACAAGAGCCAAACGTGAATGAATTTCGCTTTGCTGGCTTAAATGATTATGACGATGCTTATTTTTACATTAGACATCGCGCAACAGGGGAGATTAGTTATGGTGATTCATCTCAGAAAAAGTTTACAGGCATTCAAAATTTTGTGAGAGTTACCTATCAAATGCGCATAGTTGCTTGCATGAAGGGTGCTGACCCGTATTCTCTTGAAAGCCAAATACGTTATGTGCTAATGAATGCTAACTTGCCAAATTCATCAACATTTGCCAATGCTGCTATTAGCCCTGTATCTTCTCAAATTGATTCTATCCAAGTGTTATATGAAGAGTCAAAACAAGGAAAACCATTTGACAAAAACTTGATTTTTGTGGCTCACGACTTCAATTTGACAGCTGATGTTGATATGGCTCTTGAATTTTACTGTGAAAACCCGTGCTTTAATGCTGGGTGCTAATTATATTTGTAACTTAAAGCAAAGACAATGAACTGCGGATGCAATAAAAATATAGGTTGTTATGTAACTGGAGACGACATTCAATTTGGAATCAACGCTCCTTTTGATGGCTTTTATACTTTTGAAATAATGAGCAATGGTTCATTTAGCGATGAAGTTGTAGAATTTGAAGTTGGCGACCCAATTGTTCTTCCTTTTACATTTAACGAGAATAGCACTACTCTTATTAAGATAAAGACACCTTCAGGAAGCCCAGTTCCTTATTTGACAAGTGCTGATGGTGCTTGCTGTTTTGAGGTTCAAGGAATAATTCCAATTTGCTAATATGAAAAAGTTAGAAATACCTATATCTATATTCTCAGGAATCTGTGTTGGAGCAATACTTACGGCATTCTTGTCGTCAACCACTATGCTTCAAGAGGTTTATATGGTTACATTCGTATCTATTGCTGCTGCTTTGATGACAATCTTTATTGATTATCTCATCAGCCCAAAGCAAATCTTTGGGTTTTGGCAAAATGCACTCAAGGCAATCGAAAATAGTCCATTTAAGCCGTTTGCAAAACCATTGGGAACTTGCATATATTGTATGAATGTCTACGTATTCACGGCTTGCTTTGTTGTGCTATATATTCATACAAAAAGCTCCTGGTGGTATTTTATCCCAGGAGTTTCTTTGTCTCACGTTGCTTTGGCTTATATTGATAGGAAGATTAATTCCTAAAACATCTGCATTTGCTTACGGGCATATTTGCTAAATCGTAGAATCTCTACTTCTTTTTCAGCCTTCTCTCGTATTTCTCTAATAGCTGCTTCGCGTTGTTTAAGACTAACAATCCAAGCCTCAATTTCAGCTACGTCGTCTGAATAAAAGTATCCATTGCTGGTAGCTATTAAGTTTGGTAGACCATTGGTACGTAGAAATTGAACAACTTTTCTAACTCTTGGCTCAGTGATTTTCTTATCAAATGCTGTTTTGATTAGCTTTATAATATCTCCATTTTTTACCACATTCTCTTTGCCTTTGTTGTGCATAAACCATTGACCGAGAAATTCAACGTATTCAAGTTCTTGACTTGTTAGTTCGATTGTGATTTTTTCAAAGTTCTTTAGCATCTTCTTGTATTTTGAGTTTATCGTAATTATAAAGTGTGTTGTAGTATTCGCTTGATGTCTGTACCTTGCCCTTCATCTTATTCTCTTGTCCTTCTACATAGGCAAGTCTTATTTGCTGACTTTCTTGTGATAGTAGTGCTTCAGCCTCATCAAGAGCGACTTTAAAGACTACTTTCATCGTTGGTGCTTGGCAAGACTCCTGTGCGTCTTTAATCCGAGCAATAAACTGTTGCATTGCTGTTTTCATTGTTGTTGTTTTAGTATTCTAAATAAGTATTAACTGCATTCATAAAGTCGTCAAATGAGCGGCAAACCTTTACGCAATAGCCAGCATCTTGTAAAAGAGCGTGACAGGCTACTTGATTGTCCGATAGTTTGCCTTTAGATGTCTTCATTTCGATGAAAAGGGCATGATAAGCTCCCGATGGCATACAGATTATTAGGTCAGGTATGCCGAGCATCGCTCCTTCTCGTTTGAGTATGTTCCATCTTCTCGCCCTTTGAACAGGTGTGCCGCCAAGAAATGCTCCGTTTGGAAAAGAAGCGATAACGTGTTTTGGAAAGCTGTACTTAAACCATTCCACGCACTTCTGTTGAATATCGCTTTCTTCGTGCTTCATTTCTTCTTGAAATACTTGTTAGCGAGAGTAATTGTCTTTCCTATCTGACTGCCCTTCTTCCAATTTATTTCATTAATCTTTTGCTTAGCTGTCTTAGGCTCTCCGTGACGAGCGAGGAATGACTTTACTTGAGCTTTTGTCTTTCCACCCTGTGTTCCCCACTTGCCACGCTGAGTATCTTGACCACCTTGGATGATTCGTTTATCTCCATTTACCGAGCACTCTGCTTTCCATGCTTTGCCCTTAGCGGTTGCTTTTGTGATTTTACATTTAGCCATGTTAGTCTTTTATAAAGCTCCCACCGACTGTTTTGCCCGTTCTACTCTTGATTGTATCATAGGCTGATTCAAGAGCGGCATCGTAGTCGATTCCAAGCTGTTTGGCTAAGATAATCAAAACCACTTGAATGTCGCCTATGGCATCTATCTGTTCAGATGGCTTGTTCTTGAGAATTGCTGCGCAAAGCTCACCTACTTCCTCCATCAACTTGATGGTTTGTGCTTTTGCGTTCTCAGGCTTGAGTAATTCTCGCTGTTCAGCCCATTTAAGTATATCTTTTCTATCCATTATTCTGCAAATTGATTTATTGGCACTTCAAGTATGTGTGATATTTTATTTAGCGTTTCAATGCTAAACTTTTTGCGTTTTACATTCTCAATCTTTGAGTATTCACCCTGGGTGACACCCATTTGTTCTGCCACCCAAGCTTGCGTGTAATTGCGGCCAATCCTTATCTCTTTTATTTGGCTTGCTATCTCACTCGGGTCTTTTAGCTTGAGACTTTTCTTTACCTCACGCAAGACAACATCAATAGCTTTGTAGAGTGTTTGTGGTTCGTAATAATAGTCATCATACTCGCCACTTCGCCAAAGTTGATTCTTCTCAAGTATTTCTATCGCCTTCTCTAACTTCATATCTATCTTTTTAGTAGTCAGGACAGGACTCGAACCTGCACGCGCACCGAGTATGCGTCGTATGAGTGCGCTTACTACGCTTAGCGTCTACCAATTTCGCCACCTGACTATGATTATTCTTTTCTTTTATAAGTGTTCATGTAATACTTTTCGGCACCATCAATAGCGTTTGCCGCACATTCTACCGTTTGGTCATTCAAACATCTTTTGTGAATGTAAGCTGCTTCAATCTGTTCGCGCTCCATTGATTTGGCTTGATTGATTTCATCAGCCCATTCCCTTGTATTGTTTTCAAATATGCTTTGAACCAACCATTCAACCGCTGTCATTTTACTCATTGCTCACCTCCTTTGTATGTTTCGTCGTAGTATTTTTCTGGGTCTGCCATACCCACTGCCAAAGCAAACATTGCCTGTGTATATGCTTGTTCAATTTGCTCACGCTCCATCTGTAAAGCCTTTTCAAAATCTCTTTTATACAAATAAGGCTGATTTTCAAGTAGCTTTTGAAGCCACATGACTGCTGTTTCTTCTTTCATAGATAGATTGGATTTTTGGTTTCTTTGTAAAGCTGGATGTTGATTGTCTTTAAACGCTTTTGTATTCTTTGCTTTACGAATTGGCTTTTAGACTCTGACGATTCATATAGCAGCAAGAGACGCTTTTCGCGAAGTTCATCAATTTTATTTTGCATGTGTTTGTGTTTTAAGTTATCTAAACATCACACCAATCGCCTTGGTGTTTCTCTCAATCTTATCGAGTTGCTCTTTGTTGTTGTCATAATGGACAGCAATTCTATATTTCTGAATAAACTTCCACTTGTCTTTTCCATTAGTAAAAACAACATGTGATTTACTGATTCCAAGTCTTTCAGCAATCTTGTAAGCTGAATCATCATCAGACTGAGTTCTCGCAGTCACAATCCAAACATCATCGCCTGATATAACTCTTTTCTGAGCAAGTCTGCGCCCTTTACCCTCGGTTAGAACGCCATCAACATCAAATGATACTCGTTTCATGGTGCAATACTATTTCTTTTTGGAATAAAAGTCAAGAAAAAAGTAGATTATTTTACTACTGATTATCAAACGTGGTGTCGTAATACTCAAAGCCATCCATGCTAACTCCTTGTGAGATATTGGTCATAGCTGCTTCATAAGCACTTGCTATAATCTGTCGCTCAAGGTCAAGCATGTCATAAAATGCTTTCTCTGCTACTTGTACTGTTGTTGCGCCATTAAGTCTATCAATTAACTCTCTGACTGCTGTTCTTGTTGGTGTTTTCATATATTGTTGTTGTTTTTTACGTATTTTTTGTTGTAGTAAATCGCTCCTGCATCAAGTGGCATTATCGCGTTAAACATTCCGTGCTTTTGTCCTTCATTGAAAGCTGTTATAATGGTTTGCTTTTCATCTCGCTGAAGGTCGATAGCAAGGTCAATTAAGGAATCAAGAAATTCTTTTTCTTTTGCGCTTTTTGACATGTCCTGAGTCAAGGCTAAGTTGCATATCAATTCTTGCATTGGAGTTTTCATTTGGGTCGGAGTAAAATCTGTTAAAGTAATCCACAGCTTCTATTTTTAAATCTTTCTGAGCGGTAATAATCCCTGCCTCATAAGCCCCAGCCACGCATTCTTTTTCAAGATTAAGCAGCTCCTTTATTTTTTGTACAATTTGACAATCTAAGCAATGTAATTTGTCGCCTGTTAGCTCTAAAAATGTTTGGATTGGCGTTTTCATTGGTTATATCTTGAATTAAAAAAACTTTCGGGTTTCTGATGCACATTCAATAATCCATCTCTTTTACCGTGTAAAAAAGCTTCCTCAATCTGCTTTCTCTCCTCAACAAGAAGCTCTTCAATTACGTTTTTAATATTGCGTAACTGAAAAAGACAACCTTGTTCTTTATTCTCCCTTATATCATCAATCAGCAATTGAAGTGGTGTTTTCATCCTTTTTCAATTTAGATGAATCAAATTTATACAATTTTTCATCTTTTCTAATAAGTTTTCTCAGTCTAATATCAGTAATTTTTAATCTGAGCTTATCAAAAATATACAAGGCAGCCCCAGTTGTTCCTGTTATATTCATTAGGTACAATCCAAAGTACAATACTGCTGTAAGTATAGCAAATGCTACAACCGTAACTAAGACAAGTGGAAATGTCCAAGTAAGAGCAATCTTTTCTTTTAAAGTTGTTGTTTTTTTCATAATTCTAAGTTAGAAGCACATGCAGGATTCGAACTTGCATCAGCGATTAACACCGTTTTTCCATTTAAACTAATGTGCTTGCCATTAAAAAGAAGCGAGTTTAATTTTGGTAAACGTATGTTACTACGCTCTGTGCATCAATTACAACACCATCTTTCTTTAGCTGATAGTCAGTAAGTTGGTCATCATAAATGTTTCCGTTTACTGGGTCATAAAACGTAATTCCCGAAGAAGCCCTTACCTTAAATGGTTTTGTAAAGTCAACATTCTCAACTTGTCTGTCCATTTGATTCATGTTCGTGAATGTTTCTCCATAAATATCAGTATATGTAAACTCACAGTAATTCAAAACTGATAGTGGACTAAAACCCGACACGAGCTTGATGGTGCAAGGAACTGGCTCTGATGCCGTATTGCTATCTTCTTTAAGCTCTTCTTTTTTGCATCCAAAAAGACTTAAAGTCAAAATAATAAAGGTGATTTTTTTCATTGTTGTTGTTGTTTTTGATTAGAAAGGAAGGTCTGCTGGTGTATCGAGAAGGTCATTCTTTGCTGATGCCTTTTCTCCTCCCGCTGATGAGATAATCTCAATATTGTCGCTGATGATGGATACAAAGAGTTTTTTCTGATTCTCTTTGTCTGTGTACTCATCCATTTGGATTTTACCTTCAACTAAGACTTTTGTGCCTTTCTTGATGTAGTCACGTACAAATGTGGCTGACTTACCAAATACGGTTACTGTAAACCATTGTGGTGGTGCATCCTTTTTGAATTTGTCGTTTACTGCGATTCGAAAATTGCAGATGTCAGTCTTTTCAGTTGACTTAAATTGTGGGTCTGCCCCAACGTTTCCTGATAAAATTGCTTTGTTCATGTTATTTACTTTTATTTACTTGTTTGATTACGTCTCTTACAGCATCAATGATTAAGATTATAAGCACGATGCCAACTAATAGCAGTGTATATTGATATTTTTCCATTACCAAGGTGATTGTTCGTTAATACAGATTCTTTCTCCCACTGAATATGCGCTCCAAACGAGCTGGTCAACGCAGAATGTCTTTGAAGCTCCTGAGCAGTCGTTCTCAACTATAAACCAATAGCATTGGTTAGCTGAATCAATCCCATCTTCACAAATGATTCCGCAGTTGCAACCTTGGTCTTCACCATATCCTTGTGGCTCATCTTTGTCGCAAGCATAGACAAAAAAAGCTGTCCACATTGCAATGATTAATAAAACTTTTTTCATTGTTGTTGTTGTTGTTTTTTGTAGTTACTTAATTCCAGGTCGCACAATCTTGAGAGGCTTAGCATTTGGATTGATGATAGTGCTTTCACTTACAATCAGCTGGTGATGTTCGCACCATTGCTTGAATGTTTTGCCACTTTCATGCTTGGCTTTTTGGATTCCGCGACCCTTTTCATCTTTTTTCTGCTCACCATTCTCATCAAGCTCAGGTTCAAATGTGCATTCATTGAAGTACATGTTCTTCAAAATGAACATAACTGCTGCTGGATAATTTACTAATTCATTCATACTGTTCTTGTTTAAATTGTTCAATAATTTGGCGTAAATCTCGTTTATTTTTAATTAAGTCATCGTAAAAACTTTTTACACACATCTCGTAGCACATCTTCTTAATCTCACCTTCAAAGACATTTTCATACCCCTCTTTCAGCACCTTTTCAGCAAGAACTCTCATTGACTTTGCGTCATCTTTGCTGGTTGGCTTTTTGACCTGATTGCGCTGCTGATGTAACTTTTTAGCTGTTTCATACACACTTTTCTTGTCATCAAGGCTCATCTGAATCAGTTTCAGATTGTCTTCAAGAGTAGAAAATACTGCGCTAAATCCGCTAAGAGTTCCCTGCAATACACCGCTGTCCCGATACAATTCAAACTTTTTTACGATATAAGTTTCTACAAATTCATAGAAAATTAAGCTCTTTTCCTGCTCGGTCATTTCAGATTCTATTGGTGCTTGCTCCAGCTGTGACTTGTATTCTCTCATTGCATTTGCTTTGTAAGTATTGTAACCATCCATGATTCTGCCGACATAAGCAGCACTAAAATTTTGGAAGTGTTCTACATCACAATTTAGCTTTTTTGACGCTGCAAGTTTAAATGCAATTCTGAACTCTTCAGGACTAAAATATCCAAGTTCACTCTTGACGAAATCAAACAATACCATTTTTTGCGATTCTGAGGGCATATTTTCCGCTTTAATTCCAATTAAGGTCATAACATACCTTAGTGCCTGTTTGAGTGGCTCTAAATCGCTTAAATCGCAAATTCGGTTTTGATGGGCTGCAATTACGATTTCTCGTCCGTTAAAAGTTCCGAAGCGCATCTTCGTAATTTGCTCCTCGATTGTTGTGTTTGTTGGAAGGTGATTCATTGGGTTGTCGGTTTAACCAGTTGTTGAGTGTGAGATAGACGCTGACATACTTGCTTGGGAGTTGCTTAAAGTTCTCCATTCGCATTAGCACTTCAGCAATCTGCTGGTTGGTGAATTTGCAAAGAAGCTTTTCGCATTCGTCTGATGAGATTTGTTTTTTGAGTTTTGAGACTTGGGGGAAGTTGTCCTTGATGTAAACTTGAAGCGGGTGACTGATTACGATTTCAGATTTCCTTTCTTTCTTTTCATCTTTTCTTTCTTTATCATTACTTAAAGGTATATTATTATTATAACCTATATTATCTATATTATCTATATTAATATTATTATATATATATATAGGGTCATTTTTTTCATTTTGCTTAACCAAAATCTGATTTTGCTTAACCAAATTTACGTTTTGCTTATCCAAAATTTCATTTTGCTTATCCAAATTTGGATTTTGCTTAAGCAAATTTGAGTTTTGCTTAACCAAATTGTCAACCAAAATTTCATTTTGCTTATCCAAAAGTTTCAGATTCGGATTGCCACCAAGCCTACCTGAGACACTTCTTTTCTCACTTATTTTCTGCGCATTGACCATTGTCTTAGAAAAATAACGATTTTTTTCATCTTTTTTTATGATGTTGTATCGTCTAAGCTCCATAAAACAATTATCAAATTCTTTTGCGTCATAACCAAGTGTTTTTTGAAGCATTTCTTCGTCCAAAATTGTATCTTCAATAAGCAAATAACCTCGCTCGTTTGAAAGGTGCATCAGGCACAGAATATCAATCCAAAGACCCCTTGCACCCGCGCTGCACAAACGCAAGCGGGAGTCGCTCATCCAGTCGATAGGATAGAACGCAAAGGACTCTTTTTTTGACTTTCTCATTGTGAAATTACACTTAAAAAACGTTCGTACTTTTTATCCTTCTTTCTGCGCTGTCCATTGACGATTTTAGAGACGAAAGTCAGGCTAAATTCATCATGGTCAAGACAAAAAGTTCTTACATTTTTAAACTTAGAAAATATGATGGCGCGGATATTTTTACGCTCCTCTTCAGTCATGATTTGGTTAGACATTTGGTTAAGCAAACCGTCAACCAAAACTTTTATCTCACTAATCATCTTTTCCTCTGTCTCTTTTTTAAGTCTACCGACAAAAAGCATGTTCATTTTAGAGTAAGAAATATTTGCAAGCAAGGCAAAGTTTTGGATTGAGCCATACTTGGAACGGATGTCTTTTTTCAGTTCTTTTCTGATTTCAATCATTGGATTTGTGATTTGTACTTCCACAGTTGTTTCTACTTGGTTATTCATAATTATTGATTTTGATTATTTAAACGTTCAATTTTATTTGCTCCCGCTTCCAGTATCTCTTCATCTGTTTCCTCCCTTAATAGGTCAGCCACCTCATCTACGGTTTCACAATCCTTTATCTTCTCAATCATGTTATCGTATCTATCGAATTTAGCTATAACTGCCTTACGTTCTGTAACAAGGGTTTTAAACTCCTCATTGGAATGAAGTTCAGGATTTGATTTCCATATTTCTGCAAGGCAATCCATTTCAACGCATACAAGGATTTTGTCATATACCTCCTGATTGGAAACGATTAAAGGTTTTTTCTCCTCTTTAGGCTCAATCACTATTTGATTTTGTCCAACCTGTTCAGGAAGCTCATCAGCCGTATAAGGCATGCCCCCTAACTCATCGCTAAAACAAAGTCTGAATCCTTGAGCCATTGCCACCTTTTTAATCATGGTATAAGGCTT